AGGTATGCCTACATTTACAATTAATAGGATACTGCCTGTTGTTGAGATGCTTAATTTCTACGCAACTGCAAATAGTCCAAGGTGGCAGGCTATTGGTGTTGAAGGCAGTGACTCTGATGTAGCGGCTGTATTCTCAGATTTGACAGATTATATCTGGCATCTTTCAGATGGTTCCGCACTTTATTCAAATGCGATAAATGATGCTATCTGCAAGTCTATGGGATATATTCTTGTTACTGTGAATTCAGATATGGATAACGGAATGGGAGAGGTTGTTCTTCAGCAGCCAGAACCTTTTGATATATATGTAGATCCAAAGTCAAGAGATATGATGTTCAAGGATGCATCATATGTTTTAATAAGGAAGGTGCTTCCAAAGAGTCATGTTATAAAGCTTTTCCCTCAATATAAGAGAAAGATAAATAGTGCTTCCTCTTTAGATGGAGACCATTCTTACTCAGAAAGAGCTATTTCAGACAGTGAGCAGAAACTATTCTTGAAAGATGATTCTACTGCAGAGGATATGGGGATAGATGCAACTGGACAGCAGGAGCAGACATTAGAATTATTTGAGCTCTATGAAAAGATAAAGATTTCTTATGTAAATGTATTTTACAGACTACCTCCGAATAAGGAGCAGCTGAAGGCAATACAGCAGCAGGTACAGGTGAAAATGAAGGAAATGGCTGCTGAGATGGAAGTTGGACTTTTGGAACAACAGCAACAAATGGAGCAAGCAGTTCAGGAAGGGAAGATGATTCCTGAAAGATATGAACTTGAGATGCAGAAAGCTCAGGAAATGATGCAGCAGCAGTTACAGGCTGCAGAGCAGGAATATATGAGTCAGTTACAAGCTGCAGCTTCCCAGATTGAGAATAAGATCATATCAGAGAAGGAATATAATATACTTCTAAAGGATAAAGCTTTTCAGGAGTCTGTTGTTGACAGTGTACAGTTTTATGGTATAAGAATAAGGCAGACTATTGTTGCAGGTGATAAGTTGCTTTCTGAGATAGTATACCCAGAGAATATAGTTGATTATCCTGTAATTCCATTTCATTACAAATGGACTGGAACTCCATATCCAGTATCTGCAGTTGCTCCTCTGGTAGGAAAGCAGAAAGAGATAAACAAGTCTCACCAGATAATGGTTCATAATGCATCTTTAGGATCTTCACTTAGGTGGTTATATGAAGAGGGTTCTATAGATCCAGAATTATGGGAACAGTATTCTTCTTCTCCAGGAGCATTACTTCCTATTAGACCAGGATCTGCTCCTCCTACTCCAGTCATGCCAGCTCCATTATCAAATGCATTCTTTTCTGTTGTTCAGCAGGGGAAAGCAGATATGGAATACTTAGCTGGAATTTATTCTTCAATGCAGGGAGATACTCAGCAACAGCATGAGACATTCAGGGGTATGCTAGCATTAGATGAATATGGGACCAGGAGAATTAAACAATGGATGAAGCATTCCATTGAGCCAGCATTAAGGCAGTTGGGGAAAGTAATCATGCAAGTATCCCAATCTGTATATAGTGCAAATAAAAGATTTAGAATTATACAGCCTTCAGCTATTCAGGAACAGCGTGAGCAGGAATTGAATATTCCAATCTATAATGATATGGGACAGGCTATAGGGAAGTCAATGGATTATCAGGCAGCTAAGTTTGATGTAAGAATAGTTGCTGGTTCTACGCTTCCAGTAAATAGGTGGGCATATCTTGCTGAACTGAAGGAACTTATGCAGTTTGGTGTCATAGATGATATTGCAGTTCTTGCTGAAACTGATGTAAGAAACAAAGAGCAGATAGCAAAGCGTAAGAGTCTTTATGCTCAATTACAAGGTCAGTTGGGACAGATGGAAGAAGCATTGAAAGATAAGGAAGGTACTATTGAAACTCTTGAGAGACAATTGGTACAGGCTGGAATTAAGGGTAAGGTCATGCAGGCTGAGATGGAGATCACTAAAAAGAAGGAAGAAGTCAAGGGTGATATGAAGGATTCCTATCGTTCAACAGAAGCAAAGCAGAAGCTTCTACAGAATGTAATGTCTAATGAGGTAGACTCTACAAAGAAAGATTTAACAAGAGAATTACAGTTTGCAAAAAAGAATTTGCAAGGTAGTAATAAAAAGTAGTAACATTAACAAAAGTATAGGAGAATAGAATGGAAGAAACAGCAGGCAACCCAGAAGCAATACCGACAGCTGATCAAGCTGAAAGTGAAGTTTTTGGCTCCTCTGAGGGCTTTTTTGAAGCTCTAGAAGAAAATGTAAATGGCGTAATTGCCGATGATAACACTGAGGCAACCCGACAGGAAGTTGGCACCGAGCAGGTAACCCAGCAAGAAACTGTTGGCTCCGATAATGTGGGTTGGGACGATGACGGTAATCCCTATAAAAAACGCTACAAAGACAGTAGTCGTGAAGCCGTTAAGCTGAGAGACAAGTATAAAGAGGTGGAACCTTTTGTACCTGTCCTTGAGGCAATGAAAAACGATAGCGGGCTAGTTGAGCATGTTCGTGAGTATCTGGTCAATGGAGGTAGTACTCCCAAGAGTGTACAAGAGCAGTTTGGATTAGATGAGGATTTTATGTTTGATGCTAATGAAGCAATGACAGAACCCGACTCTGATTCAGCAAAAGTCTTGAATGCTCAGGTAGACAAGGTCGTTAAGCATAGAGTGGGACAAATAGTACAAACTGAAAAAGCTAATGCAGCTAAAATGCAGCAACAGGCTTCACAGAAAACAATGGAAAATGAATTCAGAGAAAAGAAGGGCATGACTGATGAACAGTTTGATGCCTTTAAAGAAAAAGCACAGAAACATGTGCTTACTCTTGAAGACATTGATTATCTATTGAATCGTGATCAGGCTAATGCTAATGTTATCACATCTGCTAAAAATGATATGTTGGACCAGATGAAGAATGTCAGGAACATACCGACAACCGCTAGTGGAGCTAACAGCCAGGCCGAAGAGAAGACTCCAGATAACGCTTTGTTTGATGGAATCTTAGGTCTGGATGGCGATTTAGATAACCTGTTCGGATAGAATTATTTTTACAAAGCCACTTGTGGCCTAGGATCTATCTGAACTTAAAATAAGGAGTTCGATATGTCTGATTTTTTATCGGTCATAACACCGAATACGAATCTTTCTGTATCGGATTTTGATGGGCGTGGCCCAGGTACAAGTACTAATTTAGCTACTGGAGATATACGTAGAAGGTATAACTTTGGTAGTCGAGTATCTGAGCTGGCAATTCCTCAAGATCCGTTCTTTAGGTTTGTAAGTAAGGTGGCAAAGAAACCGACAGACGATCCTCAGTTTAAGTTTTCTGAGAAGCGTCCTTCGTTTCATAAACGATATGCATATGCTATGGGCTTTATAACAAGTGCAGGAGCCGATTCATTTGGAGATGCAACATTAACTGCATTCAATGATGGTGGCGACCCTGTAGTAGCTGATGATACAGTAAAGTTATACATGGCTGGAGATTATAAATCTGCTGGCAATGTACAGAATGTATATGGCAATACATCTAATAAAGTAGATGTTGGTGTAAGTGGTACCACACCTCAGTTTTTCTTGCCAGGTCAGCTTGTTAAAGTTCCAATGAATAGTACTACATACACAGTTGCTAATTGGGGTACTGACTATATACTAGTACGTATTACTGAGGTTGATACTTCACCTCAGAGTGGAGCAGCTATAGATAGTAAGTATCCAGCATTAATAACTGCAAAAGTTGTTAGAGCTACTAGTGGTACTGCTGGGGAGTTATCTGGCTGGGATGCTGATAACTTTATACCTGGCGATATTGCTGATAGTTCTGGTCAAGAAGTTGTAGCAGATGTTAGTATTTCTGGTACTCTTGAAAAGTGTAGAAGCTATGTAGTTGGAAGTGCCCACCAAGAAGGATCTGGTTTTCCAGAGACTTGGGTGGATCAGCCCTATCAATCCAATCATGGTGTTACTCAGATTTGGAAAACTACAATGGCAATGACCAATACGGCCAGAGCTACAGTGTTGAAGTTTGAGCCAAATGAGTGGGCTAGGGTTTGGAAAGAAAAGCTGATTGAGCATAAGTGGGATATTGAAACCTCATTATTATTTGGTTCTCAATATGAGGATTCTACAGGTGGAATCAATTATACTCAAGGTGCTATAGACTATATTACCAGTTATGGTAATGCTTTTAGTCTTACAATAACAACTAAAACTCAAGATGACTTTCTTGATGATCTGTCAAACTACATTGATCCTCGCTATAATAATAGTCAAGCAACAATATTCTTCTGTAGTACAGCAGTATATAAT